AGCGCACATTTGAGGAGCTGACACATGAACAGCACCGAAAAAGCTGAACTTCAAGAAGAAGTCGAAATTATCGAAGGCGTTGATCCTGAGATTGAGGAAAACGAAGACGAAGATGAAGACGTAAGGCTTTCCGACAGTCGCAACGAAGAAGAAGACGCGCGGCGAGAAGCCAAGCGTCTAGAGCGCCGGCGCCGCAAGGAAAACCAGCGTTTTGCCCGCGACAAATCCAAGGAAGAAATGGAATGGCTGGTCAATCAAAACCAGCTGCTCCAGAAGCGCCTTGAAGCCGTCGAAGGCTTTGCGATCCAGAACCAGCGCGGCAGCCTTGATCAGAATTACACGCAAGCCCTATACAGCGTGCAGGCGGCTGAACAGGCTCTTGCTAAGGCGATCGAGATCGGCGACGGATCAACGGTGCCGCAGCTGCTTCGCCAGCGCGACACCGCTATGGCTCGTGCGGCTGAGATCAACCGTGCCAAGCAGAGCTTCGACACGCCACGTGCGCCGCAGCAGCCGGCTGAGGTAACGGAACGCGCTCAGAAATGGGCTTCGCAGAACACTTGGTTCAATGCAAACAGCACTGATCCTGATTCTGTGACCGCCAAGCAGGTGGACGCAGGCCTGGTCGCTGAAGGCTACGACCCGACCACACAGAAGTATTGGAAGGAGCTTGATCGGCGCCTCGCCGATCGTCTTCCTCACCGCTTTGCAGAAGAAGAAGATTCCGGTTATAGTGCTCCCCAAGCAGGGCGGCGCGGGCCGCCCGTTGGTGGGTCTCGCGAGATGAGTTCTCCGGGATCCAAAAAGATTTACGTCAGCTCCGAGCGCGTTCAGGCGCTCAAGGATGCTGGCTATTGGGATGACCCAGTTCTGCGTGAGCGCATGTTGAAGCGCTATGCAGATGTGGATCGTAATAATCGTGCGGCACGCTAAACAGGAGCGAGCGATGAACCTTGGTAATGATGAACGGATCAAGAAAGTAGACGGACAGTCCCGTCGTAGCCGGGTGATGGAAGATCGCCACGTTACAGAGAGCCGCGAGCTCTCCGACGATGACCGTGTCCAGATGTTTCGCGATGCCTTTTATCAAAGCGCCTTGCCAGACCTGCCGGAAATCCCCGGATATCATGTCTGCTGGCTGACCACGACTAATCCGCGTGATCCAATTCAGGGCCGCTTCCGTCTCGGTTATGAGCCGGTTAAGCCCGAAGAGGTTCCCGGTTGGGAGTATGCATCACACAAGACCGGCGAATATGCCGGCCTTATCGGCGTGAACGAGATGATCGCGGCAAAGCTGCCCGAGCGTCTTTATTTCCGCATCATGCGAGAAGCGCACCACGACGCGCCTCTGCGTGAAGAAGAGCGGATCACCGGCGATATGGATTCTATGGGTGAACGCGCTCGTGGGGCTAAAAGCAGAATGCTCGAGGACGAAGGTTTTTCTGCAATGCGCGAACCGCCGCCTGCTCCTAAATTTGAGTAGGTGGTTCCCCCTCATCTAGCAAAAGGATTCGAGAATGTCCTCGACCAATGCTCCCTTCGGTATGCGCGCGGCTTATAGCCCGTCGGGCGTCATCCGTGAAATGGCCGGTACGATCGTCACCGGTTACGCTGCAAGCATTTACACTGGTCAGCCCGTTAAGATGGGCACTGACGGAACCCTTCAGGCCGCTGCCGCGGGCGACGCTTTCATCGGCATCTTTGCCGGTTGTCAGTATCAGCCTTCTGGCGCTCAGCGTCCTGTGATCTCGCCGAGCTGGCCCGCCAACACCGGCGCCACTGACATCATCGCCTATTACACCATGGACCCGTACATTGTGTACGAAATCCAGGCTGATGGCTCTGTTGATCAGAACGAAGTCGGCCAGCAGGCCAACTTCTCCAACATCACTGCCAACAATGGTTTGGGTTATTCAACCTGCACCATGGATGCCGGAACTGCTTCGTCGGGCAATTATCAGCTTCGTGTTGTCGGTATCGCTAACGGTATCGATAATGCGTCTGGTGACGCCTACACTGTCGTACAGGTTCAGATCGCGAACCATCAGTACGTCGCCACGCGCAACGCCTTCTAACCTAGGGAGATCCCGTTATGGCTACACCAATGCGCAGTACGGACTTCCGTTCTATCGTCGAACCAATCCTCAACGAGGCTTTCGACGGCGTTTATGACCAGCGCGCTGACGAATGGAAGCAGATTTATCGCGAAGAACGCGGTATCCCCCGCAACTACCATGAAGAGCCCGTCCTCTTCGGCTTTGGCGCTGCGCCTGAGCTGCCCGATGGCACGGCTGTCACCTACCAGTCTGGTGGCGTGCTCTTCATCAAGCGCTACCAGTACAAGGTCTTTGGCCTTGCCTTCGCTCTGACGAAGGTTCTTGTTGAAGACGGTGACCACATCCGTATCGGCCAGACCTACGCCAAGCACCTCGCCCAGTCTCTGGTCGAGACGAAGGAGACGCTCGCTGCCAACATCCTCAACCGCGCCTTCAACGGCTCGTATGTGGGTGGTGACGGCAAGTCTCTGGTGGCTTCTGACCACCCGATCGTCAACGGGACGTTCTCGAACCAGCTCTCGACTGCCTCCGCGCTGTCGCAGACCTCGCTCGAGCAGATCCTCATTCAGGTCCGCAACGCTGTTGACAACAACGGCAAGCGTATCCGTTTGAACCCGGAGAAGCTGGTTGTGTCGCCGTCCAACGTGTTCCAGGCTGAAGTGCTCCTTAAGAGCGTTCTGCGTACCGGCACGGGCAACAACGACATCAACCCGGTCAAGTCGATGGGCCTCCTCAGCGGCGGCCAGGCTAACCTGTCTCGTCTGACCTCGACCACCGCCTGGTGGGTTGAGACTGACGCGCCGGAAGGCCTCAAGCTGATGATGCGCCGTTCGCTTGAAAAGAGCATGGAAGGTGATTTCGAAACCGATTCCATGCGCTTCAAGAGCACCGAGCGTTACGACCTCGGCTGGACCGATCCTCGTGCGGTTTTCGGCACGCCGGGCGTCTAGTTAATAGGAAGGGGCGGCTAGACCGCCCCTTCTTTTCATGTGAAAATACCCTACCGAAATTCGGTCTAGCTTTTCATGGAGAAGACCAGTGACACAGTTTAACGACGATCTTTGGCTCGGCAACGCGACCGGCCCGCAGTCTCAGGGCTGGGCTGGCCCCGGCCAGGTTTATAGAGGCGTTGGCCCGTTGGGTCGCGTTTACATCTACGACATCGTTCCTGCCGCTATTTCCGCCACGGCTGTTTGCGCAGCTCAGGCGATCGCAGCAGCCGGCAACGCCACCATCAATGGTGGTAGCGCTTCTGGTGGCGTGGCTACCTTCAACGCCTGCCGCAACTTTTCTGTCATCTCGTCTAGCGCGAGCGACACCACGCAGACCGTCACCGTCACCGGCACGGACTTCTGGGGTCAGGCGCAGACCTGCACGCTGACGCTCAATGGCACGACGACCGTCAATGGCGCGAAGGGCTTCAAGACGATCTCGCGCGTGGCTGTTTCTGCAGCCCTTGTTGGCAACCTGTCGGTTGGCATGGGTGACACCTTCGGCCTCCCTTACCGGGTTCTCGACGCAGGCTACCTGCTCCGCACCGGCTGGGCCGGAGCTGTCGCTGACAATGCTGGCACGTTCACCGCGGCTGACACTGCGACCGCTACGTCAACGACCGGCGACGTGCGTGGGACGTTCCTGCCTGCGACCTCTGCATCAAACGGCACCCGCCGCCTTGTGATCGCCATTGGCCTCACCGCTATTGCGGCTGGTCCTGACGCTACGCAGGTTGGCGCGATCGGCGTCGTTCCCGCCTAATGAAACGGGGGGCCATGTGCCCCCCAACTTCTCTTTAGGAGGGCCAAATGGTCGATACAGTAGGTTCGCAGACGCTGCTTGATGGCGAGCGCCTTGTAGTTCAGAAATTCACAAACATTTCCGACGGCACTGGTGAAACCAATGTCGTGAAGGTAAATGTCTCAGCGCTGAGCGCAAACTCTCTTGGCATCGCGTGCACGGGCGTGAAGATCAATAAGATCTGGGCGACAACGCATGGCATGGAAGTGCGCATTTTGTGGGAGGCAACAACGCCTGTCATGGCTTGGCTGCTGCCGCAGAACACAAACTATTACATGTGCTTCGGCGAGCATCTGGGCGGCCTCACCAATAATGCGGGTGCCACGGGCAAGACGGGGAACATCACGTTCACCACGAGCGACACTTCAACTGGTGACATGTATTCGATTATCCTCGAGTGCATCAAAATCTACGGGTGATCCATGGCGCGCTGGTGCATGGCAAAGGGTGGCGGAACACCTGTCTATAAGACGGGCGGTGCCTGGACGCGGTCTGAAGGGAAAGACCCCGAAGGCAGTCTGAACGATGCGGGCCGTGCGTCCCTTCGTGCCCAAGGCCATGACATCAAGCGCCCTGTTTCAGCCAAAGAAGCTGCGCGAAGCCCGGCTGCCAAGGACCGGCAAGATTCATTTTGTCGCCGGATGAAGGGCATGAAGGCAAAACTGACGTCCGCTGAAACAGCGCGCGACCCTGATTCCCGGATCAATAAATCGCTCAGGAAGTGGGACTGTAAATGAAGTACTCTTTTTCTAAAGGCGGCAAGATCGAGCCCTTTTGGGAGAAGTCCTTTAAGGGCGACAGCAAACCTTTGACGCCAAAGTTGAAGGCTTCTGCCAAGGCCCGTGCGAAGGCAGCTGGAAGACCCTATCCAAATCTTGTGGACAATGCAGCGGCGGCTCGCCGCAAGGAGAAATAAAATGGCCGTCCGTTACGTGAAGGATTTCGAATTCCCGGCTGCGTCCGGTTACACCAAGAGCGCCACCCCGGTGACGGGCCAGATGCTTGCGAAGGGTGGCCCGGCTAAAGGCGCCCCCAAGGGTGTCATGGTTGTGATCGGCGTCGGCAAGCCGATGAAGAAGTCCGAAGGCGGCGACGTTAAAACGCCCGAGCAGCGCGAGGCCGAGCTGGGCGATCAGCGCCGTGGCGCCCGTGTTATTCTTGGCAAGGACAAGAAGGCCCGCGGCGGCAAAGTCATGCGCGCCGAAGGCGGTGGCGTTTCCGATGCCGATCGCCTGAACCAGATGTTTGGAGACGCAGCTGCCGCGACCGATGCCGAGCGCACCATGAGCGGCAAGGGCAGGGCACCGATGGCCAAGAAGGCCGTCCCGGTGGCCAAGCGCGGCGCGCCCTATGTCCCGAACACAAACATCCCGGCTGATCAGATTTATTCCAAAGAAGACATGGACCGCTTGACGCGCGGCTACAAAAAAGGCGGCGCCAACTGGATCAAGGATGCGATCAAGAAGCCTGGCGCTTTGCATAAGTCTTTGCATGTGCCGGCTGGCGAAAAGATCCCTGCTTCCAAAATTGAAAAGGCCGAAGGCAGCAAAAACCCGCTGCTGGCGAAGCGTGCGCGCCTTGCTGAGACGCTTGGCAAGATGAACAAGGCTGGAGGCGGCAGGGCCGGCTACTCTGAAGGAGGTTGGACTAAAGACACAACACCCAACCCTTGGCTTGGCCCTGACGCTCCTGAAATGCCTACCCCAGACCAGATCGCCAAAGAAAACTGGGCCCAGACCAAGGCTATCCGCCGCGCGATGGGGGCCAAAAAAACTGGAAAAGAGCTATGGAAGAAGGGCGGCAAAGTCTCGACCAAGGAGTGGGAAAGCTCCAAGGAAGATCTCGCGCAGGATCGCAAGCTCTCCAAGAAACATGGCATGTCCATGGAAGATTGGGAAAAGTCGAGCCTTGATAAAAAGCACGATCGCCAGCAGTCCCCGAAGGGCCTGAAGAAGGGTGGATACGCTGATGGCGGCATGATGATGGGTGCCCCGCCAGTGCGTGGCGTCTCCCTGCCCGCGCCGGTGGCGCCCGGTGGCCCCGGTAACCGTCCCGGCATGGACCCAAACAGAATGCGTGAAATGGCCAGCCGTGCGCAGGCCATGATGGCCAACCGCGCCCGCCCAGCTGCTCCGGGCCGGGGTCCGGTTATCCCAGCACCCATGCCCACCCCTCTTGCTCGAAAGAGCGGCGGAAAGGTCATGAAGAAAGCCGTTGGCGGGGCTGCAATTGAGCCGCAGATGGATGTTCAGGGTCCGCCCCTGCAGAGCATGCCTGCAGCTGTTCGTGCGCCTGCCATGGGCCGCGCTCGCGCTCCCACGATCGTCGCGGAGCCGATGGCCCCGCGTGTTGCGGTCAACGCCAAGCGTCCCGGCGGCCCGAACGTCGGAAAGCTCCGCGCCCGTATGGCCAAGGCCGCTTCGATGTCCAACCCTGATTCCTCACCGGCTATGATGAAAAAGGGCGGCAAGACAAACTGCTGACCATTTGATATGATCACGGGGCTTGCTGGATCGGCGAGCCGACCAACTTTAAGGAAAGCCCCGTGGCTGTATCCGGCACAGTTTCAACGACAGTGTTCCAAACGCGGAAGGTGATTGATCACGCCTTCCGCCGCTGTCGCCTTACACCTCAGCAGATCACCTCTGAGCTGATCGATGCCGCAAAAGACAACCTCTATTTGCAGCTCTCGGCGCTTGGCAATCAGGGCGTGCCTCTGTGGTGCATCGAGAGAGAGATCCTCCCGCTCTATCTCGGTCAGGGGAACATCACGCCGCCCAATGGGACAGTGGACATCCTGAACGCCAATTTCCGCTGGATGACCCGGCAGATCGGCTCCGCGCAATATTCGAACCCGAACGGCATTGTGGGCTCCGCCTTCGACGGTGACCTCGCCACTTCGTGTACCCAGACCACCGCGAATGGCAACCTGACGATCTTCTTCGGCTACGGAAATGCAACGACTGTCTCAACGATCGGCGTTCTGCAGGCCGTCACGGGGTCGTTCAATATCGTCTTTGAGGTCTCCGATGACGGTGTCGTGTGGACCACAGCGCTGGCACCGGGCGTGACGGCATACGTCGCAGGCCAATGGCAGTGGTACGACATCGACCCGGCCAACCCTTCTGTCTATTTCCGCATGCGCGAGACCGGCGGCAACACGCTGAACGTGACGGAAATGTATGCCGGGAACAACCCGACAGAAATCCCGCTCGCCCGCATGAACCGGGATGATTGGACGAACCTGCCCAACAAGACGTTTGGCGGGCGCCCGCTTCAGTACTGGTTCGATCGGCAGCGTGACCTGCCCGTCATGCGGATCTGGCCGGTGACGAACATGGACAACATTTTCGGCCAGTTCATTGTGTGGCGGCAGCGCTACATCATGGATGTCGGCGCGCTCACAGACACGCTTGATATCCCGCAGCGCTGGTACGAAACAATCGTGTGGCAGCTTTCTTGGCGGCTGGCGATGGAAATCCCCGAGTTCAACATGCAGCTCCTTGGTCTCATCAAAGGCACGGCGGACGAGGCGCTTAAAATGGCGCAGGACGAAGAGCGCGACAATTCGCCGATCTATTTTGCCCCGAACATTAGCCCCTACACGCGATGAGCCTCTTCCTTGACCCACGCGGCAAATCAACCTTTGGCATCGGGATATGCGCCCGGTGCTCGAGGAAGATGTCGCTTGATGAGCTGGAATCGGATCCGAACTATCCGGGTCTTTTTGTGTGCGCCGCCGACAAGGACCAGTTTGATCCATACAGGCTCGCCGCCCGGCAGCCCGAACGGATCTCGCTTTCTCATCCGCGCCCAGACACGCCGCTGGCCCTGACAATGTATGGGACTATTTCTCAGGATGATGATATTTTTGTCATCAACGATGAAGGTGATGGGTATTTAGTGCCATGACAAACAATCCCATGATTCCGACGAACCTCATCCCGAGCAAGATCACGCAGCTTCCGCTTGCGTCAACGCCGACGGCTACTGACACGACCATTGTCGTTCAGAATGGTGTCACCAAGCAGGCGCTGTTTGGCCAGTTCCTGCAGTACATTGGGCCCACAGGGCCCACGGGCCCCACAGGCGTGGCCGGGCCGACAGGCGCAGCATCTAATGTCACAGGCCCCACAGGCCCTGCAGGCCCCACTGGGGCGCAGTCTTTCGTCGCCGGTCCTACGGGGCCCCAAGGTGACACGGGCCCCACAGGGCCCGTTGGCGGGCTTGGCAATCCGGGGCCTTCTGGCCCCACGGGCCCGACAGGGCCAACAGGGCCGACCGGGCCGAGCGGAACGGGGCCCACGGGGCCTACTGGGCCGACCGGATCTCAGGGCGCCGGTATAACGTACAAGGGAACCGTTGCCACAGTCGGCGCGCTCCCCGCGACAGGCAACACAATCAATGACGCCTACCTCGTTCTTGCGAGCAACCGTCTGTACATCTGGAACGGCACGGCAT